CGCAGCACCGCCTCGTAGCCGGCCACGTCGTTGCGGTCGACGAACACCCCAGCCTCGCCGAGCGACTCGCACAGCCCCGGGGTGGGATGGGCCACGACAGGGATGCCGGAGGCGAGCGCCTCGACGCCGGCCCGCCCCCAGGACTCGTAGGAGGACGGCATCAGCAGCACCCGCGTGCGGCCGTACACCTTGACCCGCATGTCCTCGCCACGGACGTGCTCGACGACCTCGACGTTTGGCAGATCGGGGAGGATCTGCTCGCCGTAGGCGCCGCGGACGGCGATGAACTGCTGGTCCGGCATGCGGCGGGCCAGGGCCTCCAGGACCCTGCCGCCCTTCTCCGGGTTGCAGTTGATGAGCGTGATCGCCTCGCCGGGCTTCGTCGCGTACTCGTCGGCGAACACCGGCGGGCGCACGATCAGTTCAGCACTGGGGCGCACGGACTTCGGGTACTCGGCGAAGAACAGCTCCGCCTCCCGCTCCATCCACCGGCTGTTGTAGACAGCCAGCGCCGTTCCTCCAGAGGCCATGTCCCTGAAGCTGGGCCGGTGCGTGTTGTGGCAGACCACCACCACCGGCTTGCCGAACCCGCGGGCGAGTGCCGTCGTCGACGGCACGCACTCCAGGTGCGAGATGAGTACATCCGCCTTGCGGACCGCCGTGGGGAAGTCGAGGCGGGCCTCCAGCGGCACCACGCGGATGCCCCGGTAGTCGTAGACCTTGCTGGCCTTGCCATACCGGGACAGCCACACGGATACGTCGTGCCCGCGTTCCACCAGGGGCCGCAGCATGGAGACGAGCATGTGCTCGGCACCCGCGTTGTGCTCCGGCGGCATCGCATGGACACGGGCCACGATGCCGAGCGGCGCGGTCCCGCCCGGCGCGGAAGCCGGGACCGCCCCCATCAGGAACCGCTCGGCGTGCCGGTGAACTTGACGAACGCCTCCGGATCGCCGACGACGAACCCGTAGTACGCCTCGGCCAAGAGCAGCACCAAGTTGGACTGGAAGGCCGACACCGGGTCGCCGTTCTCGTCGAAGTACGTCGCCTCGCGGGAAATCCGCACGGAGATGTCCATGCCGACGCCGTAGGCCGTCTGCGACCAGTCACCGCCGATCGCCCGCAGACCGCTGTCCACGCTGGTGGACTGGCGGCGCAGCTTGCCCGACACGCTGCGGGAGTAGGCGATCGGCTCGCCGATCAGCGTTCCCGCCAGTGCGGCGCCCGTGCCCGGCTGCGTGGTGTCGACGAGGATGGGCCTGCCGGTGGTGTCCGTCGCCCCGAGCAGGCTCATCTTCAGCCGGTGGTCGGCGACCGTTCCTGTGTAGTCCCAGTTGTCGTCGACGACCTCACCCATGCCCGTCACGAAGTCGCCCCAGATACCGCCCTGGTTCTGGGCCGTGGTGCCCAGGCTGACCGACTTGGAAGTGTCGGCGAGGAAGTCGCCGAACGGGCCGTTGGCGCCGGACATGGTCTTGCCGTGGATCGCCGCCCGATCGAAGGCCCGGGCGAAGGCGGTCGGCAGGTCCGACTGCAGCTGCGTGAACAGGCCGGCCGCGTTGGAGTTCGCGACCTCCATGCTGACCGGGATCAGCACGGCAATCTTCTTGCCGGACATCTCCTTGACGGCGACACCGCCCGAGGAGACCGGCTTGCGGCCACCCTCGGACACCCAGTCGGCCGTCGGCACGTCCAGAGGCACCGGCACTGCGGTGTTCGCCGTCATCGACAGCGGCACGCGTCGCGCCAGGCTCATGACGGCAGACTGCTCGACCGACTTCTCGAAGATCGGGCCGATGAGCGTCTTGGGGAGGAAAGTCGGATTGATGTCCGACAGAGTGATGGCCATTGAGGGCTACCTTTCTCAGCGGCCCCCGTGGAGGGCCTGTTTCAACCAGCCGGCAAATTCCTCTTCCGGCTTCGTAGGGGTGCGGTTGCCGTTGCCCGAGGAGCCCTGCGTGCGGTCCGCCTTCGGCGCCCGCGGCGAGGTATCGGCCGGCTTGGCGAGGTGCGGCTTGCGCTTCAGCAGGCCCTTCAGGTCCTGCTGGATCGCCGCCGTGTCGACGTCACCGTCGTCGTCCACGTAGGAGGTGAGGTCGAGGAAGGCGTGCGCGTCCTCGGGGTCCGCGAACTCGGCCGCCGCCAGCGCCTTCACCTCGGCGCGCACTGCGCGCTGCTGGAATGCCTGGATGCGCTGCTCGGCGGCAGTGACCTTCTCCGCCAGGCGCTCCTGCTCCGACTTGTTCGCGTCCTCCAGTTCCTTCGCCTTCTTTGCAAGAGGCTCCAGTTCCTTCAGGCGCTTACGGAGGTTCTCCGCCTCGGAGTTCTTCTTCTTGAGAGCAGCCTCGGCGCGCTTCCGATCGAACGGCTCCTCCTCGGACCCCTCCGCCTCCGGGGCGGTAGCGGGCTCCTGCGGCTCCATCTCGACCTGCTCGGTCTCCTCGTTTTCAGGCATAGCTAGTTGGCCCTCCAGGGGCTGAGAAAGGCCGCCACCAGGGCAGCCAAAGGGGTTGATCAGTGCGCGGCCGGCAGCGGATGCCGGTCGTGCTCGGCGAGAGCCCGCCTGAACAGGCGGAGCTGCTCACCCGGGTGGCCCTGGGCGTACTCGCGGTACAGCCGGTCCCACCCAGCCGCGTGCTCAGACAGCTCGAAACGCTGGCCGCGGAATACCGGGATGATCGTGCAATGGCAGTTGTCGTGGAACTTCACAACGCTGGCGTCGCCGGAGAAGAGGTCGTTGGCCTCCCGGCCTGCCGTTCCTGCCGTCTTGTAGACGGCGCCTCGGGACGCCATGAGCTTGCAGAAGAAGCAGGCCCCGAGCGCGGCGGCCCGGGCGTAGGCGACAGCGTCACGGTCCCGCCGCACCGCCTGCCGCAATGTGTCGCGCCCTTGGTCCAGGACCAGCTTCTGTGCGGCGCCCTCCGCCCTCGTATGAGCCGTCTCCAGAGAGCCGCCGTCCCACAAATTCGCCAAGGCCCACCGCAGCGACGCCTCAACCTGCTCGTCCGGTGGCGCCGGGGCAGGCTCCGCCGAGTAGCGGCTCCGGATACCAGCCGCCTCGCGCTGCTCCTCGTAGGCGGCAGCGGACAGTGAGGACGAGGCCGCACCGTACTGGTCCACCAGGGACCTCACCGCGGCAATCCAGTCCGGCACCGTCTCCCGCAGCCGCACGGGTGCGATCAGCCGCCGCAAGGTGCGCATGTCCCGCAGCAGCAGGACGATCAGAGCTGTCTGCGCTCGCCGCTCCCGGTCGGCGGCGCCGCTGTCGTCAGAGATCCTCGTCGCCATCAGGCTCCTCAGCCTCCGGCGTCTCGGAGTCGCTACCCGCCGCCTGCGTCAGCCGCTGCAGCAGCGCAGCGCCTTGGGACCGGCGCCGCTCGGCCGCGACCCGGCGGCGCTGATCCTCGCTCAGGCCCGCCATCTCCAGCACCACGTCGCCGTCGGCCGGCAGGATGCCCGCCTGGACGAGCTTCACCGCGGCGTCGGCCTGGGCCGCCACCGTCGGCGTCGCGGGGTTGCGCCATACGCACTCGATGCGGCGTGACTTGTCCGGCGGTCCCCCATCGCGGAACCAGAGCGCCAGCCTCATCGCGTCCCGGTGCGTCGCCGAGAAGCGCCTGATGCGCCGCTCCGCCTTCTTGATCTGCCCGTTGTCGGCGAATCGGATAGCGTCCGCGCTCGCCGGGTTGTCGCTGGTGTAGCCGAGAACGTGCGGCGCCACCGACAGCTGCGACGCCATGATGCGGGCGTAGAGGTCGATGATTTTCGTCTGGCCCGACGGATCATGGGCGGCGAACTGCCCCACCGTGGGCACTTCCCCGTTCTCGTCCCGCTCCAACGCCAGCACCCGGCCGATGTACGTCTCCCAGGCCGACTTGGCGTTACCCTCAGCGTCCTGGAAGGCGCTCTCCGATACGCCCAAGATGTACCGCTGCGGCGCCTGGAAGAACTCGGCGCCCACCTCGATACCCATCAGGCGGCGGCAGGCCGCATCCGTGATCGACATGACCTCGGGCGTGATCTCCGACTTGCCGATGCGGTCAGCGGTGCGCTGCCGGTTCGCCATCCGCAGCACCGGCACCATGCCCAGGTTGTGGATGTCCCGGTCGAAGACCTCCCAGCCGCCATCCACCTCGGCCGCGTACACCGTCTGGTCCGGCAGATACAGGGTCGCGATCCGCACCCCGTCCTCGACCGACTCCCGCAGCGCGGCCGTCGCCAGCCGCAGCCGGGCATCCCAGAACATCGTCATGTCCAGCGGCGACTCGAATGTGATCAACGGCAGGTCGCCCGCCTCACCCGAGCCGACCGCCACGTACTCGCGGCCGTAGGTCAGCGCGTCCAGGTGCGCCAGACTCGCCTCGTCGTAGAGGTCGTTCGACTCGGCGATCTCCTCCAGATCGGACGAGTCCGTGCCGTCCGCCCAGCGGAACGCCTCCAGGTCCAGGCGCTGCTCCAGCGACTCGACACCGATGCGCGGCCAGCCGATCACCGTGTGAAGGCCCTTGAGCTGCGGCGGGATCGAGATCCCGAGGTCGCGGACGAGCTGCTCGCCGTTGAAGTAGGCGTCGAGCAGCTCCAGCTTGAACCGTTGCGACAGCAGGTCAGAGCGCAGCGCCGTCAGCAGTTGCGCCTCATCGCCCGACAGCGACAGAAGCGGCAGTTCGGGGATGGTCGCAGTCATCGAAGCACCACCACCCTCCCCTTGCCGGGCGTGCCGCGCTTGGCCCAAGCCGTCGAATTCAGCATCATCCGGCGCAGCATCCGCGCCCCGATCGCACACACCGCCAAGTCGACCTTGCGGGCCGACTCACGGTGCTCCTTGCCGATCGTGTAGCCCCACTGGTTCGTGCGGCGGCGGGCGTTCGCCACGTGCTGGCGCAGCATCCGGTGCCCGTCGTGGAACAGCTGCCGTTCCAGCACGTCCCGGTAGAAGCGGTCGACGGCCTCCGTGAACGTCTGCTGGCGGCGCCGGTCACGCATGTCCCACAGCACCGCATGCCGGTTCGCGCCACCCGTCACCGCCTTCAGCTTCAGCTTCTTGCCGTAGCGCTGCGCCCAGGCGTCGATGTAGCCGTCCCAGTAGCGTTCGCCGTCCGCGTCGTCGTGGCCGGCGCCCGGGTCGGCGAAGAACGCGATCGGCCGGTAGTCGGCGAACACCTGAGCCACCGTCCCGTCGACCTCCTCGCGCGGAACCCGCCACGGCACGTCCCCCGGCCAGTTCGCTGGCCGCTGCCACACGCCCAGCGCCGTTACGAAGCCGTCTGACATGCGGCAGGCCGCCAGGCCCGTGGCGTCGTCCGACTTGGAGCCGTCGAAGAACAGGACGATCTCGTCGTTCGGCAGGAGCGCCGCATCCTCGCGGCGGCACGCGTCCCACTCATAAGGGGCGAGGAACGCATCCTCCGCGGCCACGATCTGGTTAAACCAGAAGCGCCGCGAACGGCTCGGCGGGTTCCGCACATCGAGGATCGACGCCTTCAACCGCTCGATGTCCAGCCAGGTCGAATCCCCGCGGACCGCCTTCAAGGTCGGGACGATCCACTCCTCCGTCAGCTTCGCCTCAGCCGGAGCCTCCAGCGAGTCGTAGAACAGGCCCGTGTCCACCACCCGGCCGGCCTCCGCCGACTCGAACGCCTCCCGCGTGCGCTCGGCGACACTGTCCTCGCCAGGCTCGTAGGCGTTCGTGTTCGCCAGGGTCCTCGACTGGCCGTCCGCGCTCTTGGTGGCGTTGCGCTCGATCACCGCAGCCATCTCGTGGCCCTGGTTCGACTCCAGCCAGTGGTGCGTCTCCCCCAGGTTGACGGCCGTCGGCCGCCCACCCTCCAAGGCCCTCGGCGACGACGTCACGGCCTCGATGCGGGCCCGGCCCTTGTCGGCGTAGATGATCTCCTTGCCGAGGTCGATCCGGTACTCCTCGATCGCCCGCTTCGACAAGATCGACGGGAACAGCGTCATCGTGTTCCGCGTCTGATCCTGCGACACCGCCGCGATCTGCACCCAAGCCGCCGGATGCTGCACACCGAGCGGCTGGCCGGCCGGGACGCCCCACTCGTTGCCCTCGTCCGCGACATGGCCGAACCGGCACGGGCCGACGAACTCGAAGGCGGACCACGTCGCGATCAGCGGGTCCTTGCCCCAGCCCTTCAGTCGCTGGATCACACCATCCCGCCAAAGGAACCGGTTCGTCGCCGGATCCATCGCGTACCACCACAGGGTCAGGCGCGCCTGCTCGGCCGTGTACCGCCACGGCGCGCCCACGTAGTGCTGCAGGTACGTCGCCGTCCAGGCGAGGCAATGCCAGCCCAGCGTGTACTCGGGAAGGACGAACCGACCGTCCGGGCCGCGCTTCCACGTCGGGCCGATCGTGAACGGCTCGACGACGTCGGGGACTCGCTCCTCAGCTTCCATCGCCGCGACGGTCGTTCAACGGCGAACGCCGCTTCAGCTCGTTGCGCAGCAGGCAGGCCTCAATGTCGCCCCGATCCGGCCGGTCGAAGAAGCCCCGCAACCGGACCACGGCGAAGTCTCGAAGACCCTCGATCTTTCTCAGGGAGCTGGCGTACAGGCACTGTTGCTGCGGGATGTCGTGGAGCCGGGTCCAGGCCTGCGCCTCGGCCTGACTGCCTGCGCAGACGACGTACTTGACCACCTCAGCCCCCTGCAATGTCGCGGTAGGAGTCCAGAGGACTCACCGACGCCAGCTGCGGCACCGCAGGCTTCCGCTCCAACTCCATCCGCGCCCGGCGGCGGTCGCCCTCCGTCGTCAGCAAGCTCGTCATCACGCTGTTCAGCGCCGCAACGTACTGGCCATTCGGCGGACGGTCCGAGGACAAGCCCCGGGACATCAGCTCCGCGGCGTACCGGGCCATCGCCCAGTCCGACGGCTCGTAGAAGGCGGCCTGCCCCGACTCGCGCAGGGACAGATACCAGTCGGTGGCGATCGGATGCCACAACTCGTCAGGCCCCGGCAGATCCGGCAGGTCCGTCGGAGCCCCCGAAGGAGCCTTGGTGATTGAGTCCTTCTCTTCCTTCGAGCGGTGACCCATGCGCTCCTCAGAGCGCTTACCGATAGGTCCACGAGCGCCCATAGCGACCTCCAGGGTCAAGGCGCGCCACCAGGGCGCGCAGGGGCGGGGAAACGAGCCCCGCCCGGGCGCCACCAGGGCGTCAGACCAGCGAGGCAATCACGCCGGCCGCATCATGCAGCTCGGCAAGCTCAAGAGGCGTCCCGCTCACACGGTCGCCGACAATGATGTACCGGCGATCCGAGTACACCTCGACCGCCACCTCGTCGCGACGGATCCGGCGACCAGACGGCACCGAGCCACGGAACCACAGGTGCAGGCCCGAACCGGACCGGCCCCGCTCCATGTACGTCGCCGGCAGGGCATCCACGATCCGCTGCGCCCACGGCAGGACCCGGCCATCCTCGACCGCGTGGTCCAGGTCGACG